CCAACGGATGGAGCCCACCACACGCGAGAGCGACCGGCGCGACAGGTGAGCCAGTTAAGCCAGGTGGTTTGCATGCCGCCGGTCTGGACACGACACAGCCCCTCGTCGAGGTCGACGTCGGTCACGATGCCGGTGCGGATGAGGTTGCGGATCGCGCGTGCGATTTCCTGTAGAGAATTTAAATTATTCATACGGGAAGGATGCCGCCGGGCAAGGCCAGCGGCAATTAAGGCGGGTTTTATGAGGGATGGGACAACAATCAGCGGCTAAGATGTTTGATAGTCAGCGTTTCGACGAGCTGTTTATCCGCCTGGCTAAATCCGAGTAGCTGGCGCTCTGCGTACTGCACATCCTGAGCGTGTGCGTTTGGCCGGTCTTTGAGTCCGTACTGATGGACACGCGCGATACGCTGCACTTTTCCGGTAAATTCCACCACAGCACCGTTTTCACGGCCACCGGCTTTCATGTACCGGTTAGTGCGGAGCTTCTGAAACATTGCCCGTTTAATTCGACCTTTTTTGGCTCTCAGCGGCTGGCGCTTTCGCGCCTGATACGGTGAGCCATCCGGGGCTTTTTGCTGTTTGATACGTTGCTGTTGCGCCGTTCTGAGTTGCTTCGCAACCTCACCGGCAAGCTTCCGACGCCCTGCGGGTGACAGGGCAGCAAGCAGCCCGGCGAGCTGGTTATCAAAGGGCTTAAATTCACTCATCCCACTTGCTCACCAGTTCGCCGTTGATATAGAGCTCTTTCGGACGCGTGACGGGTTCAGGCGGTGGCGGTTCCGGGGCATAACTCACATGCAGTGCGCCGTTTTCCTCCTTGATGAGGGTGCGCTCGGTGAGCTGGAGGCTGATGCTGATATCAACCGTATCCCCGTCGTTTAAATCCATCTCGAAACGGTAGCCCTTTTTACGCCCCCCATCGAGCGTGCAGATATCCGGCTGGTTTTCCCTGAGCCACGCGGCCACCGGCACGAAAATCGAATCAGGGTCGCCCACAAAATCACACACGATGACATTCAGGGTGTAAATTTTCTCGTGGGACAGGGAGGCCGCGAGCCGTGCATCGATATTCCCCTCGTCGGCAAAAATGCGCATCATCTCGGGATTGGTTTTAAGCTGCGGGACGGCGTCAGTTAGCGCTTTTCGCAGGCTGATTGCTTTCTTCATCGAGTTTATCCTGACAGTCTTTGACGGTTTCAATCTGTAACGCGCAGGCGGCGAGCGCGTTCTCAAGCCTGCGAATATCTGCACTCAGGTCGCCATTAGTGGCCGGGTCGCTTTCCGGCATCGGGCAATAGCTCACTTTCGGGCAGGCGCTGTAAACAATGACCGGCGGAGTCGCAACCGGCGCGGGTGTGCATCCTGCGCACAACATCAGGCAGCTCAGCGCTGTACCAGCGGCGTAACGTTTCATTTTCATTCATCAGCCTCGTAATGGTTTCTTCCCGGCGCACGGCCATCGCACCGGCAGCAATCAGCTCACCACGTAAGCTGA